TGCTTTTGCGTCTGCAATTGCCTCTTTGTACAAATTTTCCATTTGTGATTGAATAATGTGTGTTCTGATTGCTTATTAGATTGTGGAAAGCAATATGTAGATATAATTCGACTAGCGACCGCATTAGAAAGCGGTGCATATTGAATAAATACGGCACTTTTTTCGAAAAATACGTATATACTGAAAATTATTTGGTCAAACAGCAAACTCCGCTCTGAGAACAGATTAGGTCTGAAATGAGACGACTTGCTCTTTCGTATTTGTTTGCCATAGACAATTCTAAATCAACTGACTCTCGAAGACCTGGTACGCTTTGGGCACCAATTGGCTTCATATAAGCTCCGTAAGTTGATGGAGTTGAAACGAAGTCCCAGCAAATAAGATCTAGGTCATCTTCTACTTGAACTAAGCCTTCGCCAATTGGAATAACAGATCCCAAAGCTCTCGAAGAGATGCCCACAGTGATGTTATTTGCGAAAAGTTGAGTAAGGATATTTCCTGATGGTGTAGGTAAGATTTCTATTTGACCGTAAAGATCTTTGTCTTGCCACCATAATTTTAAGATGTTGTGGCTAACGTTCTTTAAGTTGATAACCGTAGATTCTGGGTGATCCAATTCTCCCAAAGCTCTATTTTCTCTAATTGGTCCGTTGATGTACTTTTCTACTTGTGTATAAAGTACTTCGTAAGGATATATTCTCTTGTTGGCATTTGGCTTATCGCATGCTTGCACTTGTCCGCTAACGATTAAGTTACCGTTTGTGTGTCTTTTACTCTCGTTTAATGAAACTGTAGGAGTAAAATAAGCAGTCTCTATAAGTAATTGTTTTGCCATTACGCTACTTTTGTTTTTGTGAATTTAACTCCAGCTTTTCTTAATTCTGCTTCTTTGTCTTGAGCCATATTGTCTGGAGTAAACATTACTTCACCGCCTGCTTTAAATTTTGTTGCTTCGTCTACGTCTTTCTTTTTGTTTAAACCTAGGGCTTTTCTTAGTTTTTCAACTATTCCCATAGTTTTCTTTTTTCTGTCTGCGTCTATTTTAGAAGGGAAATCTGCAATTCCACCGAAAGTTTTTTCTCCTCTCTTGTCCCAATCAGACCACATTTTATCTCTTGCTTCTTTATCATCGGCTTGAGATTTCGTCGCAGCTAATTCTTTAGCTTTATCGATTACGTTAGTTTGTCTGTTGATTATGATTGGCTCTTCTCCTTCTCTTTGTATTTCTAATTCTAAAGTGCCACCAACGATATTTTTTACAATAGCTGTTTCTCTTTTGAATTCTTTAGCGTCTGCTTCTGGTAATGCAACCTCTTGGCCCATACCGTAAACAGGATGCATATCCTCAGTTAATTCAACTTTTTTTTTAAGAAGGTCTTTTAAGATGTCCAATTGAGCTTCCTCTTTCATCATCTTAACGCCTTTTGGATTGCCTTTCTTATTTTCTTTCTTAGAAGATTTTGTATTTGCTTTAGCATTTTCGAAGCCTTTGATCTTCTTCATGCCGTTGTGCTTATCAACAAGGTTTCCGTCTTTAACTGGAACCATGCCCAATTTAGCGTCAGCTTTTTCGATCTTTGCTGCGTTAGAAACTTGTAATTCGTCGTATGCAGTAGGATCTTTTGTTAATTTAGCAGTAGCTTTTTCAACAGCTTTTGCGTAAGCCAAGTTAGTGATTTCTCCGCCTCTTAATAATTCGGCTTCAACTGCCTTCTTCAATAAATAAGGGTGGATATTATCTGCAGCAGTCGCTTCTTTAACGATGCCCTTGTTTTTAAGGATCTTAATAGAATCTTCGTAAGAAGTCATATTAGTAATAAAAGGTAACTGTTGGTCCCTTCTAACTTCGTACAAGAATTTCTCCTTACTGATTTCTCCTGCTCTGTGCTTTTTAAATAGTATTGCTGTTGTCATGCTTATAAATATTATCTACCTTGACCTCTGTATGGTTTGGGTCTTGGACTATGTTTGTTAAAACTCTTTTTACCTCCAGGTTGCCCTGTTTTTCTCTTACCGAAAGTTAACTTCTCACTGTTAGAAGACTTCAATTTTGCCATTACTTTAAACTTTTAACCTTTTTGTAAATTTCCGCTAGTTGTCTTTCTAGCTTATTCACAACCTTACCAGTTCTTGGTGAATAGTCTTCTTCCAATTCTGTTCTCATATTGGCAGAGTACTCCATTAACTTGTTTATTTCGTGTAACTTTTTATTTATTGATTTTAGAGCTTCGTGTAAAGCGTCTTTGTTAGGTCTTGTTGCAGCTTCTCTTTTGAATTTATTGTATGTTAAAGCTTCGTTTAGGTAATCTTCATCTTCTTCCTCGTCTTCTATTTTTTCTACATCGCTAGAATGCATTGAGTGTTCACCTTCTCCATCTATATCTACTACTACGAATCCTCTAACAATGTCTTCTATAGTTCCTGTTCTATTGTAAAATTCGTTACCATAAACTACTTTAACTCTATCGCCTATTTGCAAGCCAATAGATTCTTTTTCCATCATTTTTTCTGCTTCTGATTTTCTCTTAATATATCTTTTAGACACATCATCAAATTCCCATTGAGCTTGATCAAATTTTTCGTATTTTTGTGCTTGTTGATATTCCATTGGAGATAGAGAGTCTTTATCCAAATCTACTGGTTGTAGAACTCCTTCTTCCATGTCTTCAAACATTTGTTTGTATTGGAAGCCTCCTTTAGATGGTCTGTTTGGAATAGATGGTGCAGGTTTCCAGCCCCATTTTTTTTGAGGGTATATTTCTGCTTTACCGGCTGCTAATTTTGGCTCTACGTCTTTTACCTCGTTTTTCTTTTTCTTGAAAGCTTTCGTTGTTGAGTATTGTTCTCCAGTGCCAGGCGTAAATGTAGCTCCATTAGAAACTCCACCACCAGTCGCACTTTCTTCTGATAGTAATCTTTGTGTTGCGAATTGATTATCGAAAGGTTTCTTCATTATTTAGACACTCTTTTTAGCTCGTCGATTAATTCACAATATTGTAAAATACCAGTAATTGTTTCGTCTTTAATAGCGATGCCCTCTTTTAATGGCTTTATGAATTTTATTACCTCTTCTGCTTTAATCTTGGTAACTTTATCTTGAACTTTTTCAGTTTGTTCGATAAGTTCTTGCTTGATCTCTTTCAACTTAGCATTTAAGAACTTTCTTAAGTTGGCTGAGTCTGATATGCTTGAAACGTACTCTTTTAAGACTAATTTTTGTCTTTCTGAAAGACCTTGATACTTCTTATTGAATTTCTCAACTAATAATTTGTAAGTCAAAAGTCTGATCTCTTTGTCTTCATTCATTAACTCTTGAACCATTGATTGAGGCGCTTGAATGTCTTTAATAGATTCCTGAGTAATGTGTTCTAAAAGATTAATCTTATTTAGAACGATCTGCTTGGTGTCCGAATTAGGACTATTTTGAGATTCGAATATTGTATAAACAGAAGCGTAAGGCTTGTAATTCTCTATCTTTGCTTTAAAAAAATCTTCTAGGTTATAGTTCTTCTTAATTTCTTTGATTAGGTTATACTTGGCTTGGCTGAGTGTTTCGTGGCTTAATTTCTTATACTGTTCTAAAATGGTTGAAATAAGAATCTCGGCCCTAGCTTCTGAAAGTTTTGGACTGGTTACGAAAGCGCTGTACAAACTGTACTCTTTTCCCAATTCTGTGTTGGTAAAGTGCTTTTTAAGTATTTTAACAGCTTTAGAGTCCTGATTGTTTAAAAGGTCTGAAGTTGTCTGTCTTACTAAAAGTTCAAATAAAATACCGGTGTTACGATATTTCGAATGTTTAATTCCCATAGCTATTTTGGATAGGCTTGCTAATAAATATCTAAATATTCTAATCTAGATTGTCAATGATATTGTCTTCACTTAATAGACTAGATTCTTCAAAAAGCTGAGTTTTTCTGGAATTCTGCTTTGCAAACATCTTTTCAATTGAGTTTTTGTTCTGTAAATAGATAGCTTTAGTGCTTTCCATATTCAAAGCTCCTCCTTTAAAAGTAACTCCAACCTTGTCTTCCTTAGTCTCGGCATTTTGATTATTCATATCGTAAACTCCAGATCTTCCAAATGGAGATTCATCAGTTCCGTATATGGATTTGTACTTTTGAGGTCTTCCAGGAACTTTCATTGGCTCTTTTGGATTAGTTTCGTCATATCCTCTAGGTACATCTAAAGCACCGTCACCTTTTCCTCCATATAAGCTTGCAATTTGATGAGGTGTACCAAATGCTTGGCCTGTTTCTGATGGATCGTTGCCTTCCTCTGCGATTTGTTTGTATCTAAACTTGCGCTTTTGATCTTCCACGATAAGGTCGTCTAATTCATCAAATTCGTCTTCAGAGATATGAAATACATTTTTCCATACATAATCTCTAGGTAAAGAAGAGTTTTCCATTGCTTGATTTGCAAGGTCGATCTTCTCTTTCATCATAGCAATTCTTTCTTGCTCGTATATGATAGAAGGATTGGTTAACTGAATATCAAAATTGGTAATTGACTCGTTAGTATAGCCGTGAGCGTATAAGTGAACTAATGCTACTTTCTTTAATTCTGATACAATGATTCTTTGAATTCTTTCGATTGTTCTAGCGAAACGAATATCTTCAGCAGCCAAAGTTGCTTTACCAGTCAAATCTTTTTCATATCCCATAAATGCTTTAGGGATCTTTAACGCAGCAAATAACTTTTCTCTAAAGTATTGAACGTCTTCGATAGCGTTGTACTCAAGACCTTTTGCTGTGTCAATTCTAGTAGATTGATCGTTACCTCTAACTGGGATAAAGAAGTCTTCCAATAGGTTTTGTTGGTTGAACTTCATGTTATATTGACCAGTTTGAGCGTCGATAAGTGGAGTTTTCTTCATCTTACCGATCATACGTTGAATGTAGTTTTCAACCTCGTTTGGTGGGATGGCTCCTACGTTAACATAGAATGTTCTTCTTTCTGGGGCACGAGTAATTCTATGAATCAACATCGCGTCTTCTATCAAAGTATATTGTTTGAATAGCTTTCTTGCAGGTTCTAAATAAGATCTACCATAAGGTAAATAGTTTACATCTCCCAAAAATCTAAAGTGAGCCATTTCGTACAAATCAAACCAAATTCCTGGATCTTGATTGTTATAAGCCGAGGTAAAGCCAGAAGTAGAACTGATCGCAGCATTAGGATCGAACTTAAATCTTACTTCGTTTGGATTCTTAGGATTGAAACCTTCTTGTCTAACAATATTGTAAGCAGAGAATGGAATTACGTTGTAAACTCCAAACTTTTCTGCAATCTCCAATTTCAAATAGAAATCACCGTACTTGCACATGTTTCTAATCCATGACCATAGGTTAAATTCTATGTTCATTACAGAATAGAATAAATTTTCTAGTAAGTTTTGAATATTTTCGTCAGCAGACGTAATGTGTAATACTTGACCTTGATCGTTTTTTAGAGTACACTCATCAGCAATAATATCTAAAGCAGAAGCAATGATGGCATCTGTGTCCATTGCATCGTAGTCTGCATATATCTGTACACGAGCTGATTGGTAGTTTTGAGCTAGATTTAGGTTAACTCCATAAGCTGTAGACGTAGTGTATACTTTGTGGAATCTATCGATTAAAGAGTTAGTTTGAATCACACCAGAAGACTGAATGTGTTCTGTATCTATTACTTTTAAATTCTTACCACCTGAGTCTCTAATGATAACGTCTGTAGAGAAAAGTCTCCTTAACGCCGAGAATATATTGTCTTGTTTATTTTCTGCCATATCTTTATATTATAAAAGCCAAGTTAAATCTATTTGTTCTTTTCCCATTGGAGTCGCAATATCTTGCTGCCATGGATTATTACCATAATTAGTGTAAGACTGATACATTGGGCTATCGTCTCCAGCCTTCGTGTAAGCATTTAAAGTAGCATGAGTTAAACTTTCAGCGGTTCTTCTAAATCTTAAAGAAGTTTCCCTTAAGTACATAGCTATCGAAAAGGCCATTACCAAATCATCGTTGTACCCTGACATGGCTTGTTGCTTACCGTTCTTCCATATAAATACGCGAAGCTCCTCTAATAATCTAATTGATCTTATAGTCACTGTTTTGTTTTCTATAAAATCTCTCATTTTTTCTAACACAGAAGGTCTAACTTTTGTGCTCATGGTAAAACCAGGTATTAAAGTAGCGTTTCCGTAGTGTACTTGCAAATAGCTATTTAAGTCTGCGTTGCTATCAGATCTGTGGCTAAAGTGAATATTTGAATAGCCGCTTTCCACCACGCCTTGAACTACATCCCAACCAATATTTGCATTTTCAATTACCAATAAAGCTTGGTTATACCTTGTTGCTATTGCTATAAGCTCGTTGGTAAATATCCTAGTATCAGTCTGGGCTTTAAATTCAGCTACTTGTGTCAATGTCTCTGTATCTATAACATGATAGGCAGAGTAGTCCAAACTGTCTCCCCTTGCTACGTCGGCTACTACCATATAATAGCTTGTGGGTTTAGGGTATTCCCAAATCCAAAGTGCTTTTTCCTGACCTTCTCTATTGATTGGTTCGGATATCATATTTGCTTCGTACCAAGTTAAAATCTCTGGAGGAATTACTGTGTTACCTGAAGTTGCAAAGTCACAATCGCACTCTTGAGCTGCCATTCTTTCTCCCAAATCCTTGTCTTGTTTGTCTCTCCAATCTTGATTTCTTTCTGGGTGTACAGTCCAAGGTAAAGAAATTGGTAAGAAGCTATTTTTTTGTAATTGAGCTTCAGTATAAGATTTGTGGAACCAGTTACCAACACCGTTAGGAGTTGATAATGCTATACATCCACCACCAGTGGCCAAGGTCATCTTAGCCGCAGTGTAGATTGTTTCAATATTATCGATAAACGCAGCCTCATCAATTACTAGTAAAGATACGGCTTCAGAACGACCTGCGTCACCTGCTGCTGATACTGCTTTGATTTGAGAACCATTCGTTAGTCTTAAACTTAATGCATTATTAGAAGTTGCGGCCGCTCCGATCTTCATCCAGTTAGGAAGATTGTCGTAAGCGAATCTAACTTTCGTAACCATGTTCTTTGCGGTGTCTTGCTTAGTCGCAATTACAAGAACGTTCTTATCTTTTGAAAATACCATTAACCATAGAGAGTAAGCAGACACTAGAGTAGAAATACCCAATTGTCTTGACTTATTAATTATGGATTCAGGGTGTTTTTGAAAAAGTTTTAACACCTTTTCTTGAAACGGATAAAGGTCGAACAGCATTCGACCTCTTTGTGGGTGTTGGATCATGTAATACTTCTTCATGAAATATACAGGATCTTGAGCGCACCTTACAAATTCTTCCTTAATTCTTTGTTTTATATCGATTTGACTCTCTGACATTATTTATGCGTTACTGCAAGGCCTAGGATCAAGAATCCCATACCAAATTTAGCAAGCTTATTGATTTTGTTTTTTCTATCTAACTTTTTAATGTCTCCTTTTAAACCTTCAACTATTACTTTGTAATTATTTTGTTGTTCTACTTGCTTTTGTATGATTGATTCGTAGTTTCCTTCTTTAGTTCTTAAAGTAACAATTACTTTATCTTTTCCTTGAACGGTACTTTCTAAAGAAGCAACTAAACTGTCTTGATGTAATACTATATTTTTAGTTCTATCTAAATCTACTAGATCAACTACTACAGCTTTAGAAACCGGCACTGGCAAAATAGTGGTGTCTTTAGTTTCTATTTTGTATTGCTCTGGATATCTTGTAACAAAGAAACTATCCACTTCGTGAGGTCTCATTTTTGCTGCGGCCTCTAACTCTGACTTGTCTTCTTTTAACTCTTTTACTTTGCTAGATAATGTTTTAGTTTTTTGTTCTAAAACCAAGTTCTCTTGCTCTACTACTTGAATAGTAGCTTCTAAACTATCATTTTGGCCATGCAAAGAGTCAATTTGAACTGCTAAAGAATCGATTGCTTGTTCGTAAGCTTCTGTCTTGAATCTAACTCCATCAAATTGTTTAAATAAGAACCAAATACATGCCAATAAAAATACTGCAATACCTGCTTTAATCGCTATTTTCATAAATTTTCAGTTTTCTAATAAATATGTCACTAAGCTTCTTCTTCCACTGCGCTATAAATACGCTTTTTGCTAATTAATAAGAATTGGGAAGCATTCATTTTTAGGCCATTTATGTAATATTCCTCTTTCCCGTCAGCATAAATCATAGCTGGACCGTTTAAATTGTGAGGTTTTCTGTTCTGACCCGGATCTTGTATGTAATGGATTGTGATGCCATCAATAGTTTTCATGACACCGTAAATAGTCTTTTTCATATAACCAATTTAATAAATTTTCTTGATAGTTTTTAACTAAAGTCTATGGTGATCAACTATTTGCTTAAAGAGAATCCTAATTTGCTACTTGTAGGATTTAAAGTACTCAAGCTAGGAATATCAAACTTAAAGCTAGCGTTAGGATCATTGAAAGATCTAATATCAAAGCTCATGCTACCGCCTTCTTTTAAGTTAAAGGTTAAATACATTTGCTTTACTTCAGTTTTAGAAATAATTTCTTTTAGAGCTGATACGAATTTAGGTTTTGTATTCAATTGATCTGCTACGTAATAAGATAAAGGAGATGTAATAGCTCCGTAGTATCCTTTATCGCCGGTCTTTTTCTTCATTGTATCCCATTCAACTTTGGCACCTTTTCCAGGTAATCTCTTAGTCTGATTGAAAAATGAATTGAATTTTTTGAAAAACACTGTGTCTTTTTTTGCAGGCGTATTTGCATTTGTTTTTGCAAAAAGTTTCTTTAAGTAATCGTTAATCTTTTCAGCGGTCAAATTCTTTGGATCTGTACCTATAATACTCGCTAGTGTAGTGATTGCTGGCATATCTTTTGGAAACGCTGAGGCTATTTTTAGGAAAGCGTTGGGACTTGTTTCACTAAGCATAGGTAATAGCGCTTTATATAGAGCGTATTGATCTTTCTCTCCTTTTATTTGATTCACATCAATTGCTTTTAATAAATCAGTTAAAGAAGCTGTTGCGCCTTTCTCGTATTTAGAAGATATTTTGTATCCATCAATATAGAAGTCAACTAATGGCTCATTTCCTTTTGGAAAGTTAAGACCTTTTTTAATTCCAACCATTTTACCTAAAAATATTCCTCCAAGAACTTCTCCAAAATCTTTACCAATAGTATTTTTATCTTGGAGAGAAATGCTAGCTAGTGCTTGTGTAGTTTGTTTAGAAAGAGGTACATTTGTTTTACCACTCTTCAATTTAGAAAGACCGGATTTTGATGCAGGCGTATTATTTGCTGTATCAGTTACTAATCCTGTTAATATTTTTCCTAAGTTTTTATCTTTTTGAACTGCTCTTGTAGTGGCTTGTACAAGACTATTTAGATCTTTATATTCTCCAGCAATTCCCAATTTAACTGGGGTTAAAGCTTTAAAAGTAACAGTTTTGTTTTCTTGTCCAGTTTGATTTACTATTAATACAAATTCTCCTTTTTTAAAATTAGGAGTAGATTTTGTTACGACGATTTTAATCGTTGGATACGTTCCAGAAGCCGAGTCTTTTGTTCCCGTTTTAACATCAGACATTGCATAATTTCCTTTACCAATTACTTTATCTGCAGCTTTTGTAAGAGGTTTTACTGGATCCGTGCCTAATTGATATCTTAAATGATCTGGTTTCTTTTTTCCTTTGTCTCCTTGTAAATTTAATCTCTTCATCTCTGAATTAAGAGAATTCCTTAGATCCATAGTTAGAGCTTCTTTTATAATGCTCTTTAAAATTACACTTTCTGTTAATGGTTCTGTTTCTTCTTCTCCACCTTCTTCTGCTGCTGGTGCAGTTTCAACTCCTGTTTGATCTCCGCCTCCACTATTGTTTCCGCCGCTTAAACTACCATCGTCTTCTCCATCTGGTCTTGTTCCCTGTTCAGCTCCTTCGGGACCTTTTGTTTTTAAAGGACTTCCTTGTTGTAACAATCTACTGATGCCTTTCATCGCTCTTTCCTTTTCACCAATGCTGGATAGATAGTGTCTTTTACCCGCTATTATAGCTAGATAAACTCCTTCTCCCATATAACTTAAATAAAAGTATTGGCTATTGTGTAAAACAATTTTAAAACTAGTAGGCTTAGGTGATTGAATAAATATTGCAGTAACATATTCTTTAAAAGCAGGAGTCATTAACTCTTCTAATAATGCATTCAAAGTATGATACTTCTTAAGAATAAAACCCATTGGGTCCTTATCGAAAGGAGAATCTGGTTTGTCTTCTTTTTCGTTAGCGCGATCGTCAGCTTTTTCTTCAGCGTTGTCTTTCTTTACTTCTTTTTCTTTGTCTTCAGTGGCTTTCTCGTCTTCCTCTGCTTCTAAAAGAATTGCTTTTAATATGTCTAAATCTTTATTCATTATGCTAATAGAGCGTGATACTCTTTAAAGTGTTTAATTCTGTCTGGTAATCCAATAGTTCCACCGTTTACTCTTTTTGTAATTTTAGTTACTACTTCATCTGTAGCACCCAAATCAGCTAACTTATGTAAACCGTTCTTGCTAAAAAACCAAGCGGCAGATAATAAAGCGTATTTGTCTGCAACCACTGTTGGGTTAGCAGCTATGTCTTCATTAATAGATTTACCGAATGCTGTGTAGTTGTCTTTACCGGTTAATTGTATATAACCGCGACCACAATATTTTGCACCATCTCCAGATGATTCTGGACCGTTACCCATTCTATTGCCATAAACCTTATTAGCAATTTTCTCAGGTTTTCTTTCATAAGCTTTAGCGGATTCTAATGTTGGAAAGTACTTCTTAAAAATACCATTTAAACCTTTTGCAGAATAGTTTAAGTTTTCTTTTGTCAATCTAAATCCACCAGATTCATGACCGCATTGAGCTAGAAAATGAGCCAATCTCAATGGAGTATTTATTTGGAATTTCTCCATTACTCCAGGAATCTGT